GGCGCTCGGGATCGAGTTCGTCCAGCGGCAGGCCCGCGTGCCGAAGTACGTGCGCGTCTACGACGACCGCCGCCTGGGATACCTGGGCGAGCCCGTCTCGATCATCGACTGCCTCGGCAAGCGCTTCAACTACAGCGAGTTGATGAACGGCTGACCGGCCCCGGACGTGGAAACGGCCCGCCTGACCAGACGGGCCGCTTCGCGAAGGCCGGTCGCTGAGCCGTTCAATCCCGACCGAGGAGAGGGGATCTCAGCGTCTCCGGCAGCGCGGAAAGCATAACACGTGCGCTCTCAGGTCTTGACGATCACCTGGACGACAGCGAACGGAGGCATGTTCTCGTGCGGCGTGTCGGCGTTGCGGGCGTTCAGCCCGTGGTTGTGGTTCTGGCTGATCCCGCCCGTGTTCGTCGGGTTCGTGTAGTGCAGGTGGTTGATGTCCGTGGATGACGTGCCGCTGGCCTGGTTGATCCCCGGCGAGAAGTCCGTTCCTGCTTTGACCGTCCAGCCTGCTGGCGGACCACTGCGCCAGACCTGCTCCACGAAGCCGTGATTGTGCGGGTTCGAGCGGTCCATCCAGCCGGTTGCGACGGACGGGACGTAGTGGGTGTGGTCGTTGCTGACCCAGCCGGTCGAGCCGTAGCCGTTGACACCGGACTGGTCCCACGTCAGTTGCACCGTTTCGGCACCGCCGCCCTGGCCGAGCGTTCGTTGTGCGGCGATTGCTGTTCCGGCTCCGACCATCACCCGGCCTTGCAGGTTCGGCACGTTGAAGGTGCTCGACCCGTCGCCTTGCCCCCACGGCGAGTTCGGTCCGCCGAGCGCGGCGTACAGCGCGGCGTAGGTCGTCCTCGGGTAGGCGATTCCGTTGCACAGCAGCCAGCCGGGCGGAACGGTCGCGGCGGCGCTCGTTTGGATCATCCCTGGCTGTAGAAGCTGCTGGCCGTCGATCTCTCCGCCGACCATCTGCCGCAGCGCGACGATCCGGGTGCCGTCGAACACGGTCTGCCCCACGAGTCGCGAGTGCGGTGCGCCGGGTGTTGATCCGGTCGGAACGGAGGCGAGGGAGAACGAGTAGTCGGTGTTGTCGTTCTCGGGCGGCGGCGGGCTGGGGTTCGTCACGAAGTCGTTCTCGCTGCACGTCACGTAGAGGTCGTAGGTGCCTGCCGCTCCTGCCACGAGCGTCGTGACCGTCGCGGTGTTGTAGCGCCACAGGCCGTCGATCCCGATGCCGACCTGGTTGTTGCCGGTGCCCGCAACCACCTGGACCTGGTTGGCGCTGCCCGGCGCGAGCGTCAGCGCGAGGTTGTTCGCGGAGGAGCAGATGAACTCCTGGAGCGCGGCGAAGAAGCTCTCCGGGACCGGCTGGCCGTAGAAAAGCTGTCGGTACTGGCTCATCCCTGCCTCCTTACAGCGGGTCGATGTCGAGCAGCGACTCTCCGACCAGCCACCCGCCCGTGTAGCTCTCGTTGATCGCCAAATGCGCCGGGGTGATGTCGCGAACGAACGACCAGCCGACTCGTGCGAGCACCTGCGGGATCGCCACGTTGACCGTATATGCCGGTGGTGACTCAGGGTCGGCAGGGTTGTGCTCGGCGTAGCTCCACGTGCCCGTGCCCGCCAGCGAGTCCATGTTCGCCTCCCAGTCGAGCCCGCCGCCTTCGGAGCGCAGACGGCGCATGTACGCGAGCACGATGTTGCGCCGCTGGACAAGGTTCTCGGTGGCCGGGTCGGTCGGCAGTCCGAGCATGCTCTCGAAGCGGTCGAGCATCGCGTCGGCGGTCAGCGGGAACCAGTTGAGGATCATCGCTGCCTGCGCTGCGCGGATGCGAGCAAGCTCGTTGTCCACCGCTCGGAGCACCGCGTTGATCTCGTAGCTCTGGCGCTCGAACTGGGGCACGTCCTCGATCAGGCCGACCGGCTCCGGCGTCGGCGGCGCGGTGAAGATCACCAGCGGATTGCGGGCGATCTCCGGTACGTCGAGGATCGTGACGGGCGCGACGGGCGGTCCGTTGTAGAGCACGATGTCCGGCAGCAGAGCCCCCGGTATGGCATCCGCGCTGAACTCGTAGCACCACCATGCGACGGTGCCGGTGTCGTCTACGCCGTAGCCCACGTCGAGCCCTCCGGCCAGATCGCCGAGGCTCGGCGTCGGATGGTTGTCAGGCACCTGAAAGACGAAGCAGAGCGTGTCGTGGACGGCGATGTCCTCGCCCGGTTCCGGGTACTGGTCCGGCACGCCCAGTTCGGCGAGGTCGGTGAAGAACGAGCCGTTCGGCGGGGCGACCGGAGGTCGGGTGTCAGGGTCGTCCAACCACCAGCCCGTGCCCGGCGTCGTTGTCTGGTTCACGTAGCCGAGCGCCGGGGATACCTCGCGGAAGTAGAACGTCGAGTCGGCCATCCACGTCTGCCTATAGGCGATCACCGCGAACTTGGCGAACCCGGCCAGCAGCCCGGCCTGGTAGGCACCGCCGAGACTCATCCCGGCGAGGTCGGGTGTGATCCCGGCCTGCGACCCGCCCGGCGGCGGCGGCGGCGCGTCCGGGTTGCGGGTGTCGGTGAGCAGGTCATCCCACGTCGCGTAGAGCAGGTTGATGTAGTCCCACGTCCCGTCGGACCGGATGTCGTCCCAGGAGTTGGTCATGCCACCTTGATCGGCACCGCATGGATGAAGCGGGACGCGACGTAAGCTCGGGCCGACGCGGTGTTGGCCCACATCGAGAGCGTGGAGTTGGCCGAGTTGATCGAGCGGCGCACCGACAGTGAACCTGTGAGCGTGGCCTGCCCGGCGACTTTGATGATCAGCGCGGCGGTCAGGTAGGGCGGGAGATTGTTGTGAGGCGTGCTGCCGCCGTCGTTGTAGATCCCCAGCGCAGGGATCGAGTGCGAATGGTTGTTGGTTGCGTAGGCGTCGGACTGCCAGCCGGTCTGGAAAGCGTGAACGTGGTTGATGTCCACCGCCGAGGTGGTGAACGTGTGCTGGTGCCAGCCACTGTTCCCACCCCAGTCGCTCGACCCGCCGTTGCGGACCGAGTAATACTGCCCCGAGCCCGACGCGCCAGTCCAGGTGATGCCGCTGGGGGTGGTCGCCGCCCACCTGCCAGCCATCGGGTCGGCGGCGTCCGCCGTGCCGGTGTGGGCGTGAACGTTGTTCGCGTTCATGTAGCCGGTCGAGCCGTTGTGGTAGTGGTTCGTGTCGTAGGCTCCGCTGGTGCCGCCGGTGGTCGCGCCGCTGTGGGCGTGAAGCGGCATCTCGGCGTTTGACAGCAGGTGGGTCGCCTCACCGCCACTCGCGACAGCGGCAGCCGCGCTGGCAGCCCCGTAGACGAACTTCGAGCGCAGGTCCGGCAGGCTGAAGTGAGTGGCGTCCACCTGCCCGTAGCGGGTGCCCATGATCGCGAACAGATCCGGGTAGTTGGCCTGCAAGAGGCTCGACCCGTCGGCCAGCATCCAGTTCTCGGGGATCGTCGTCCCGGCGAACATCTTGATCGAGCCGATGGCCTCGCCGTCGGATTCCAGTTCGATCATCGGAGCGGCGTCGGCAGCAGGCCCGCCGCCGTCAATCCCGATCTGCACCCCGGCCTCGCAGCGAAGCGCGACACCGTAGGTGACCGCGTAATCGCCGGGACGCGGGATCACGATGCTCGGCCCGTTCGGGAGCGGTTGCAGGCCGGTCGGCAGCGGCCCGTCCCAGGTGCCACCTCCGCCTGTGCCTTCGTTGATCGTCTGCTCGATGGGTCCGCCGCCCAGATACTCCCAGCGGTTCGGGGAGGGCGCGGCGGCGCGGTAGCGCAGATGCCACATCGTCCCGGTGGCTGCCATCGCGGTCGTCTGGTAGTAAATCTCCTGGCCGTCAACCAGGTCCGCTGTCGGCAGGTTCGCGACGACGCTCGGGTGCGAGGCTTCGAGGTCGGCGACGAACGTGTCCGTCTCTTTCAGTTGCGAGTCGATGGCGTCCGCGAGCGCGATGTTGGCGGTCAGGTAGTCCGCCGGTCCCTGTCCGCCGGGCACCGGGAACTCGTAGTTGTCGGTCAGGTACGGCGGTCGGCCTGGTGTCCAACTCACGGGTTCCTCCTAGCTCGGCTCAGTGATGCCGTCGGTGTTCCCCAGGCGAGCGACCTCGGGAAGCGTGCCGCTGGCGAGCACGATGTCGCTGATCTGTCCGTTGACGACGACGTTCGAGAGGTTGAACACGCCGGTCACGAAGAAGCAGGCGATCACGTGGTCGTAGACCACCGTGTCGCCGGGATCGAGGCTGGTCAGATACGTGTTCAGCGCGCTCAGGATCGACTGCCGGTAGGCGATGGTGTTGCCGGTCCCGTCGAGCGAGTAGCCCGCCTTCGGGATCACTTCGGCGTCGATGTCGATGTCCACGACGGTCGTAGTCGTGACCGTCACCGTCGCGCCGACCGGGGCCTGTCCCTGCCCCATGCCGGGCACCGGGTCGAGGAAGCGCTGGATCGTGTTGATCTGCGACTGGAGGACGGGCGAGCCGTCGGCCTGCATGATCACCACGAGCACCGTCCCTGGCCCGTCCCAGACGGGCGTCACCGCCACCCGCGCGATCCCCTGGCCGGTGACCCAGCGCTTGTAGTCGAACACGTTCCCGCCGCCGGACGTGCCCATGTACTCGCCGAGAATCCGCGTGCGGAAGTCGTCATCGGATTCGGCTTCCGCGCCGCCTGCGAAGCGGTCGGCGTTGTTGACCGAGATCACGTCATCGATCAGCGTGTTCAGCACCGTGACCGCGCCCTCGGCGACGTTGCCAGCGGAGCCTGTCTGCGACGCCTGCGCCTGCAAGATGATTCCCGACGTGGTGTTGATCTGCGGCTCCTGACCTCCGGGGATGATCGTGCCGTCGTCCACGAACGTCGTCGCGACGGTCGAGCCGATCCGCAGCCCGAGCGCGTGCTCGTCTTGGGTGACGTAGACCTGGTAGCTGGATGCGCCGTCCACCGGCTGCCATTCGATGTCGTTGCGGCCCACGTTGCTCGCGGTCACGGCTGGCACGTTCTGATCGGGCGACCCCTTCGTCTCGCCGAACTGGTTCAGCGCGGTGACGTGGTAGAAGCGGCTGCCTGCCGCCAGCGAACCGCCGGAGTCATACGGGGTCACGACCACGCCGTCGGGCCATTCGAGCGGAGCGCACGTCTGTCCGGACTCGATGGTCTGGAAGGTGATCGCCTGGCCTGTCTGCGAGGCGACCGAGGAAGCGGTCGTGCCAATCGCGATCAGAACCTCGATCCCGTCGGTCACGAACGTCAGGTAGCCCTGCGCCGCGTAGGCCGGGTAGCGCGTCAGATTGAACGTCTGCCCGTGCTCGTCCAGGTAGTCGCCCCACGCCGTCGAGGGGAACGCCGCCGCCGCCGTCTCGGTCATCGCGTCCCACAGCCGCGCGCACTCCATCGCGGGCGGCTGCGTCACGTCCCAGTAGAAGCTGCCCTCGCGAGTGTCGATGAACGCCGGGTCGGTGTCGTCAAGCCCGGCGTTGGCGTCAGCGTCGAAGCGTGCCCTGACCCGAGCAAGCGTCTCGCTGAATAGCTGCGTGAAGTCGATCAGGTCGGACAAAGAAGCCGCCCTCCCTTGCGTCGGTTGCAGGCTGCGTGTGCTGGCTGGCAGTTGTCGTAGCAGTGCAGCCCACCACGACTCAGCGGCATCACATGATCGACCTCAAACTTGCCTGCGATCAACTCGCCACAGATGCCGCAGCGTCCACCGTGCGCCTGAAACACGACGGTCGGATCGACATGCTCAATGAACGCATCGCGCTTGCGGGCACGACGGTTGAACTGCGTCCGACGATTGACCTCGGGATGTGCCTTCTGCCAACGATCTTTCGTTGCTCGCGCTCGTACAGGGTCAGGTCGATCTAGTCCCTGCTGGTAGCGATCCGCCATGTAGGACGCATGGCGAGCTTTGACCTCGGACTTCGCAACGTAGCGCCTACCGATGACTCGACGTGCCTCCCCGTTCTCCTGCGTCCACTTCTTCGCCTGCCGCTTGGAACACGCCTTGCAGCGTCCGCTTAGCGTGTGTGGCCTGTTCTGGCGGATGTAGAAGTCGCCAGCGCCTTTCGTCTCCCCACAGGCGGGGCATCGTTTCGATGTCGGAAAGTCAATCATTGGACGGGTACGTTCGAGAACTCCAACGTCTGGGGCTGTAGCGGCGGTGCGGCGTCTACCAGGACTGTGAAGGACGCTTGCAGCACTTCGTCAAACGGATCTTGGTTGAACGAGAAGTTCTCGACCCCGATGATCCGGTCGTGGAACAGCAGCGCCTTCTCGATGGTTTCCTCGTAGGCCGACAGCGACTCGTCGGCGTTGACGACCGTCCCGACCAACTCGTAGGGCTCATCCATCCCGTAGGAGTCGTCGTAGATCGGGTGCGCGAGCCTGGCGGTCCGGAGCGCTTTCTCGATCCACATGATCAGCGTGTCGAGTTCGTAGACCGACTGCGGCGATGTGCCCTCGCGGATGAAGTGGCCCGTCTGGAAGTCGAAGTGCCACGAGCGCCCGAACGGCCTCGGCGTGTCGGTCGTCAAGTCCTCGACCGGCGCGAGCGCAGCGTCGAGCGCGAGGTCCGGGTTGATCAGCCCTGGATCGGGCGCGAGCAGGTCGTAGTCCATCGAGTTGGGTTCGGGGATCGTGCTCATGTGCCTCCCGCCGCTTGCCAGTGCGCTGTGATCTGCTGCTGGGTCAGCGCCTTGTTGTAGATCGTCGTGTATTGCTGGCGGTGGTCGAGCGGTCGGAACGCGCCACCCTGCACCGCCCCGATCAGCCAGTTCGGAGCGACGGCGTAGCCCCGGTTCGCGAACGTGAGCGACTGCACGAGCGCCCCGTTGCGATACAGCCGGACGGCGGTGCCCTGAACCACCATCACGAAGTAGATCGGGACGTTCGTCGGGAACGCTGCGGGCAGCAGCGCGAACGCCATCCCGGAGGTGTCGAGTCCGCCCGTGTACTGGACGCCACCGATCCCAACCTGGAAGTTGACGGCAGCGGTGCCCCACTGCAACGTCAGCCCGTTGCCCTGCGCCGTCGCGATGGCCGTAGTCGAGCAGATCAGCCCGCCGTAGTTCGTGGTGCCGACGCCGCCGGTCGGCAGGAAGAACCACGTCTCGAACGTAAGATCGCCCGCGCCGACGGCGGGCGGGTTCGGCACCCAGAAGCGGCTCTGCGCCGCGTTCGTCCAGCCGGTGCTCAACCCCTCGCCGTTGGGCAAGAGGCTCGGCTGCTGGCGGTTTGACCACGGCGTTGCGCCGACGCCGCCTCCGGAGGAGAACGTCCCGACGAGTCCGGCCACGAGGTCGGCCTCAGTGACGCCTGCGCCGTCGAACGCCCACATCGCGACGGGACCGTCTGCGAGCACGGCGGCACGGAACGCGGGCAGCGCAGGCCAGACCTGCACCGAGCCTGCGTACACCCTGCTCACCTGCTGGGAGCCGAGCCGGATCGCGTTGGCTTGGTTGAGCAGCGTCACCCGATGATGATGTAGAGCGTGCCCGCGACAGGCGGGTTGAGCGCGTTGTACTGGGCTTGCGTCACCTGCGTCCACGGTGCTGGCGGTCCGGTTGGACCGGGCGGGCCTGTCACGCCGTTCGTCCCGTTGGTGCCGTTCGTGCCGCTGTCGCCCTTCGGGCCTTGATCCCCGGTGTCGCCCTTGCCCCCTGGCGACCCCGTGTCGCCCTTCGGCCCGGTCGGTCCCAGCAGCGATCCTCGCGGTTCCCACGGCATCGTCTACGTCCAGACGTACAGGTCGCCACCGACGAGGTAAGCGTCGCCGGGCTGCCCTTCGAGTTCGGCCTCCTCGAACTCCTGCAAGGTGTCGAACGACCCGAGGATACGAACGCCTACGCCGGGCGGTCCGGTCGGACCCATGTCGCCCTGTGGCCCTGACGGTCCGGCGTCGCCGGTCGCGCCTTGGATGCCCTGCTCACCCGGCTGGCCTTGGATGCCCTGATCGCCAGTAGTGCCCGTGTCGCCT